GCGTACATTTTGCTACGCCACGCGGCATGAGCCTGCCGGCCGTTGAGGAACCATGTGAACTGACGGAGATCGAAGCCCGCGCCGCCGGTATCCGTCATCGCCGGCAGACCGAACTTGTTATCCAGCACGGTCATTATGCGCTGGTAGGTGTGCGACAGATTATCGACCTCGTCCGGCTGGTCATCCAGCACGACGGCAGACAGGTAGGAGTCCCATGTGAGCGGCACCGTGGGATAATCGTTGGCCTGCGCCGACAGGAAGCGCACCGTGGCCGTCAGGAGGTCGCCAGAGGCTTTGGACGCTGTCGGGTCCGTTTCCACCCGGCACATGACGAGGGGCATACAGCGCGTCCCTGCGGGCCACAGCGCGGCCGGTGCTACGGTCAACTGCACACCGAGGTCATTGACGGAGTCGATGGCGCAGACCTCGAAATTAAATTCGTCGGTGTACAGGATCAAAAGGCCGCCGGCCATGTACTCCGAATACGCCGGGACGTTGGCGATCAAATAAACGAGATCGGGACCAAGCGCCGTCGAGAGACGAAAAATGTCCGGCCACACCGGGACGTAGAAAAAGCGCAGGCCGCCCGCCTGCGATTTGAGCAAAAGGTCGTACAAGACGCGGGCGTTGGCTTGGACCATCAGGTCGTATTCAATGTAGCGGCGTGGCGAAATTCGCATCTTGCGGCGTTGCTCGGCGCCGGACGGCGACGCGAGGATGACCGTCAGCCACTCAAGCGTCTCCGTCACCCCGGAGTCCCAATTCGGCGGCAGCGACCAGACCGGCAACGGCGTGAAGGTGCCCGCCATTTAACGCACCTTTGCGGTAACAAGGGTGCGGATCGTCGGCAGGTTATTCCGTATGTGCGAGAGCGTGACCTTCTCGCCTTCCGCCGACAGCATCGCGTTGGGGATTTGGTTCGGGTCCATGACCAGCACGGAACGGATGTTGACCGGCGCAGCGCCAGCCGATCCGGCCGTACGATTGAGAACGTTGCGCGGATCGTTCTTCGATAGCACTTCTTCGCCGCGTTGCATGATCGTGGCTTGCTCATCCGACGAAAGGGTGCCGGCGTGGAAGCGCGGTGCGTTGGCGAAGTAGAGGGGCGAGATCGGCCGCGACAAACCGCCGGGCGACCCGATGATACCGCCGCCGTGGGCAGCCGCCGCCCCGGCGCTGCCAAACAGACCGCTTACCCATGTCCAGGCACTTGACAGGAAGCCGGGAGCGACGGCTGCGGCGCTCCCCGTGGCCGGGCTGCCGGGCGAGGTCGCCGAGTTGAAGGCGGCTTCGGCCTGCTTTTCAAGAATCGTCTTGGCGATGTTCTCAAGCAAGCTCGTGAAGAAGTTGACCATGCTGATTTCGATGTTGCGAAACGCCAAGCCCCACTTTTCCGTGCCGTCGATTGCCTTGCCAAGTTGCTGAGTAATTGACGCGAACGTGGTTGCGACCTCATCGCCAAACGCCTTGCCGGCCGACGCGCGCAGCTTGGCGAACTCCGGGTTGATCTCCGAAGCCTCGCCCTTGAGCTTGGCCAGTTGCGCCGTCAGCAAATCAACCTGCGCCGGGGTCAACGCTTTCTGCGTCGCAATCAATGCCTGCATGTCGGCTATCAGCGCAAGCAGCGGAACGCGGGCATCCTTGAACGCTTGCGTGATCTTGTCTGTTGCCTGACTGGATGTGATCGCACCCGACTCGGTGAGGTCCTTCCACTCGGCGGCTAGGTCATTACGCTCTTTCAGCGCGTTATTGATCCCCACCATTGCTGCCGCGTCGAGACCGGCACTTTCGATGCCAAGCGCGCTGCCGGCCCCTGTGCCCGCGTCGGTCTGTGCCTGCCGCGCCTTGGCCACGAAAGCGTCAGCGGTCGGCCCTGGCTGCGACTTTTGCAGCGCCAGCCCGAACGCAAGCGCCTTGTCGGCGTTATCTTTGAGCGTGGCGCCAAGCGCGTTGCTGACCGCAAGCGCCTTATCATACCCCTGCTGCGCCGTGATTGCCCCGGAAGTGACTTCTGCATTGATCGCGCGGAATTGCTCCGTGCGGTCGTCGCCAAGCGTCTTTAGCTCGTTGTCGTAATACTTGACGGTCGCCGCCTGCTTTTCGATAGCGATATTGGCGTCAACATTGGCCGACCAGCCACCCCACGACGCCGAGCCGGCGGGTGCGGCGCCGCCTTGCTTCTCAAGCTCTGCCGCGCGCTGCTTGATCTTGGCGTACTTCTCGTCAATCGCGTCGAGTGCTGCGGCCAAGCTGTCTTTGTTGGCCCGGTCGGCGGCTTCTTGTAGGCTCGCATCCTCGCTCTGTATGGCGTTGACAGCGCCTTTCTGTTGCTGCGCAAGGTGTTCGCGCATCGTCGTTTTGGCGAACTCGGCGATGCTGGCAAGTTGGTTCGGATCGGTGACAGCGGGAGTCTGATTTTCGGCTTCCTCCATAGCGCGCCGACCGGCCTCAAGAACTTTCTGGTCATTGGAAAGGCCGCGCGTCTCGGCGCGAACGCCTTGCAACTTTATCATTTCATCTACGTACGCCTTGCTGCTTCGCTGCGAGGCAGCCGCAGAGTCGCCGACGTGCGCCGGGTCGCCGGTGGGCTTGTCGCCGCCGCCGGCCGGGGCGCCACGAAGGGGGGCAGTCGCGTCGGCTAGAGCGGCCTGCGCGACGGCAATCGCCTTGTCTATATCTTTAATACGGGCCGTGCGGTCTGCGTCAAACAAGCCGAACATGTCCCCTAGTCCGGCTACATAAAAGGCGCGTTGCTTTTGCAGCGCAGCGAGCGTACCAGCCGCCGTGGCGACCGCCGTTAGTTGGTTGGGGAGGCCCGCAGCGGCATCTGCAATAGCGGTCAAGCCGGCCGCAAAATCGCGCATATAGTCGGTCTTAGCGATCTTATCAAGCAGGCCGCCGATGGCAGCCGATGCGTGTTGCATGGCAACGGTAAGCGACCCTTCGGCCACTTCCGCGCCAGCTTTCATTTTTGCGGTGAACGCATCGAACGCCAAGCCCTGCGCACGTAGCGCGTCGCCGTGATCGAAGGCGTCACGAATCGCTCTGCGCGTGGCCACGTCGAGGAAGTCGTACTCGTCGTCCAGCCGCTTGACCGCTTCGTACCCGTGCGTGAACGCCTCAGTAACCTTGGTCGCCGCTTCCGGCAGCGACGTGCCGAACGTCTTGGATAAGTTCAAGGCGGCCTCGCCGAACTTGGCAAGATCGGCCTGCCCGATGCCGGCGCTGATAAACGTGTGCAGCGCCTTGCCCGCGTCGTCAAACCCGGCGCCGAGGTCCTGTAGGTGGCGCTGCGTCTCGACAATCGACTTGCCCTGGTAGGCGAACCCGTCAACACTTGCGGCAAGCTGTGCATTGAACGCGCGCACCGAGGCCGCCGTGTCGGCCATACGGATCACAGCCGCAGCCACGGTCCCGATGATGACAGCGCCCACGGCAAGGTACGGAAGCAGCGCGATGACCGTTTTCATCTTGCCGCCGAAATCTTCGAGAATGTAGCCGCCTTCGTAAAGAAACGTGGTGAAAATCGACTGGCCGGATACAAGCCCGGTCAACGAACGGTTTAGCTGGTCAAACAGGTCCTTCGCTTGATAGACCTGCAACCCGAGGATGCCGCTGGCGCCGCTTTGACTTCCCTTCCCGACCCCGGCCCCGCTCGTCACTTGCTCCGCCACGAACGCATCAAGCCGCGCCTTGCGGGCCGCCGCCTGCGTTTTGCTATCAAACGCGAAATTATCTAGCTCGGCGGCGCGGCGGACATTCTCAAACTGTGTTTGCCGCTGCGCTTCCTCGCGGGTAGCCGCGTCAAACGCCTCGTCAAATTGCTGCTGCGCGGCAAGCCGCTGCGCCAGTGTTTGCGCCTCGCGCGCGGCGTTCTCCTGATACGCCTCCATCATCATCGCATCGTGCGCGGTCTGCCGTTGCAGTTCTTCCGCATCGGCGGCTGCCCTTGCGTCTTGCTGCGCCAACAGACCGCCGTACATCGTCTGGTATTCGTCGCGGGCGCGTTGCGCCGTGCTGGCTGCGCGTTGAGCTTTCTTCGCGTCAAGCTCTGTATAAA